TTTTCCTATAAATTTAGCCTGTTCTTTTGTTGGTGTATCTATAACAGACATTCCATATTCATCTATAAAGCCCTCATACCCATCGTAGGCTGGTGTAAAGTAAGAGTACATTCCAGACCTTGTTCTTCCGTTTGCATTCTTTTCTTTTATATCACTATCATCCCATATGTTCTTAAAGTTTTCTCCTCCCGCATCAGACATTTCGTTTACAGTGGTAGGCATAAAACACTTACCTATAATCTTATCACCAAGAGTTAAACAAGAACGAACAACCTGCCAATTTTTCTCAACATTAGCGTCAACCCACTTACCGCCCTCATCACATAAATATCTTACAAGCTTAACAGAGTCATAAGAATTATCCTTTGTGTTTCTCCAGTCAATTTTACTATTTAAAGCTTCTGACTTTACAATCTTTCTGTAGTTCTTAGATATCTTTTGTCCAGGTGCGTTAAAACTAAGTGTGCTTTTAGGATTATCACTACCATCTATTATTGGTTGAAAAAAGAAAGGTAGCTGTCTAAACATATAAACCAACTTATCAGTAAATAAAGATTTAGCATCCACACCAGTTTTACTTATTATTCCTCCATGAGCATTGTATAGTGATGTTATCTCATAAAGCAACATAGCTGCACCTTTGTATGAAGCTCCCTCTCGACGGTGTTTTACCATAACCATACCAAAACAGTTAGGGTCTTTTTTACAAGCTTCCCAAAAAACAAAGAACCTTCTGTCTCTATCTCTATACTCTGGATAACCTATATCTAGTTTACACCAGTTTATGTAGTAATAATGTTCCCCTGTTATATAGGTAGGAACACCATTGTTCATAAACCAAACGCCGTTTTTTCTTCTTTCAAACTCTTGTTCTATAAACCAACTAAACTTACCAGCAGTGTCTTCATTCATACCCTCAGGCATTTTTGTTCTTTCCCACTTTTGGTTTTTTTTAGCTTTATTAGAAAATAATATATCTTTTTTTGCAGGTTTTTTTGGCAACTTAAAATCAATACCATTTATACTTAAAGTTCCTGACATAATATATTATTCCTAACTACGCAAATATAGTAAAATAAATTGTACTTTCTATTTTTTGGCAAATTTTTCTGAGAAGCCAGCCTTAAAAGAATTTATATCATCTTCAGATAAAGACTCTGATTCTTCTCCGTTAATTTGATTTTCTATTTTGTGAATAGCCATTAGAATTTCTTGAGCATCCATAAAACACTCTTTTTTAGCTTTCATGGCATTTCTCGATTTATCATCTGGAAGGTCTGGGTCTATAGGTTTTTTAACCTCTTCTAATAAAAGGTCAAATGCTTGATTACCCGACTGTATTAATTTCTCTAATTTTTCTTCTATGTTTACCTTCATCTGTTTTCTTTAATTTAAGTAGTTCTGCACATTTTTCGTACTCTTCTGTGTCCTCAAAATATTCTATAAGTAAATCTATAATCTCTATAAATATACTTTCCTCAACAGATTCTCTATCTAAAACATTCCACAAGAAATAAGAAGAATTATCTTCACACAATATTTCAGATAAGCTTTTTCTACCTGTAAGTATTGTATATGAATTATTCATACAGTTATCTATTTGTTCTTGTTCGCTCATGATACTATAGCTAAAATATCAAAATTTCTCATTCTTAACAACTTTTCGCCTTCAATTTGCATGTCATACTCTGAATTTTTAGAGAATATAACCTCATCACCTATCTTAACTCCCCAAGATTTTAACTCATCATTCATATGGCAAACATAACCGTGAAGCTCCTCATCTTCTGCCTCTGGTTTTGTGTATATTCCAGATTTAGTCATATAATTAGACTCATCTTCAACCTTTTGTTTTACAAAATTCCAGTGACTCACCATCTTTAATTCACCGTCCCTAACCCTAGCGTATATACTTTCAAAAAATATTTTATACACATTATCTTGTTCTAGAAAATTAACTCTGTTTTCTTCATTAACTAAAAAATGATGGCAGTAAACTTTATCGCCTTCTTTTATATCTCTTTTATGCCCCATACTTAAAGCCCTGGGGGCACCAACAACCGTTCCGTATTGTCTAGCATGTTTTAACTCGTCGTATGAAGTGTCTAAAAATAACTCTCTACCATTTACCTCAACAGTGTCTTCGTGAGTCTTTTCTACATGTACAAAAAAATAATCTTTATTTGGTTTCATATTAATTTACTTGATAATGTTCTCTTTCTTCAACATCAAACTCTATTGCTATAGGCTGGCTAAAAAATCTTTTCCAAGGTCTGGAAAACTCTTCTCCCTCAAATTTTATATACACATCATAAACAACCTGTTGATGCTTGTACCAAGCAGCCTCATCTTGTATAATAGCTGTTATATGCAACTTTCCAGCTAGCATTTTTTGACCAACTTGATAGGTTAAACCCTGTTTTAAATCACCTATAGTTATTTTTCTAATTATAGGATTTATAGCTTCTACTTCACTCATTTTAAATTGAATTATTGTTATCTTCTGTTTTTATTTCATACTCTTCTTTTTCACTTGAGTCATCTTCTTTTTTTATACTATAATGGTAATCCAGTGATTCCATATTACTTATGTTTCTGCCGTTAACACAAACGTGGCCTCCAAAAGCTATAGTTTCTTTAAATTCGTTATATTCTTTACCTTTTTCTTTATACATAGCAACCTTTAATAAAATAAGATAACCTATTAAATCAGATACAGTATCTTCCGTTTCATCATTAATGCCTCTATTTTGTATACGCATCAATTTATCATCTATACGTGCACATATAGAATCTATAGCTGAACCTTTTGAGAATACGTTTGATGGATTAGTTGCAGAGTCGCCGTAGTTTCTGTTTTTTTGTAGTAGTAAGTTTTTCATTGATTCGCACACCTCCTCAATGATTTCTTCGGTGTTTTTCATAGTAAATATTGTATTAAATTAAATTCTCTACTAATATAGTGAAAATATTTTATTCATACAATACTCTACTTATTTTTTCGTAATGTAATATTAAAGCAGAAGTTTTTGAACCAGCTAATTGCTGAATAGCTACATAAGGTATATAGTCTATGTTATCTGTCATTAAAAGAGACTTAGTGGTTGTGGTAGCTGCAACACCTCCAAATTTATATAAAGCCTCATCGTCCGCAAGAGTTTCTGTGACACTACTTACTGTTATTGAATTTGCAGCAACAGCTGTTATAGTTCCCACAACATTCCCAGAAGAATCACAAAGAACATCTCCAACAAGGAAGTATTCTGTAGCAGTGTTTCCATCTGTAGCTATAGTAACAGGACTTCCAGATGCTGAAATACCTGAACCATTATTAACGGTAACTCCAGTTGTTGTTGCTGTTGTATCATCATATGTTTTAATTACAGATAAACCGTACTGTGCTCCATTAACAAAAACAGATAGTTTTCTTTCTGAGTCAAATTTAATTCTAAGCCTATATGTTGTAGAAGCAGCTACAGTAATGCCTAAATCTGTAACGTAGTCATCATTATTTATAGAGTAAACAAAATGAAGTTTGGTGTTTGTTCCTAATACACCTCCAGATTGAGTGTCATCAGTTGCAAACAAGAAATATGCTTGATTAGCATCTGTTTGATAGTTTGCTGTATTGGTTAATTTTAATCCAGCCCAAAAAGAATAATCTGCAACAGAAGAGCCTGTCGTAATAGCACATTCCCATTCTGTTTGATTTTCACTACCCCACTTAATTCCTGTCCAAGCTGTTTGATTTGTATCTAAATGAGGTGCAATAATTATCTGGTCATTATCTGTTCCATCTGTTGTAAGTGCTAAACCAGCGTAAGTAGATGAAAAAGTTATATCGTCATTAGAAGCAGATGTTCCTAAAACTTCAAAATTAGGATTAGCTATAGCTCTAGCCACTATAATTGCGTCATTATCACTATGTGAAGCATCTGCATTAGTAAGTGGAGCCTGTACTGTAGCATGAACAGCTGGTCTTCTTGAAAAATACTCTTCTAAATAATACCTTCTAGCATTTATGTTCGTTGCTCCTGTAACTTCAAGGTCTCCCTCTATTCTTACTTTATCACTAACAGTATCTATATTAACTATATCTGCGTTACCAGAATCACCTATCTGCATAGCTGAAGAACTAGAAGATAAAGCAAACTTTACTGTAGCGTCATTATTACCAACATGAAGTGTTGCTGTAGGTGTAAGTTGATTTATTCCAGTAAACGTGCTTTTAAGTATAATATAGTTGCTAGAGTCTTGTACATAAAGATAATTGTCATTACCCCCAGAAGAGTTATCAATATCACCCAATTTACAATTAAACTTAGAAGAACCATCTCCAACATAAAAAGAATCAAAACCACTAGAATCTTCTACAAGTATTCCTTGAGCAGATGTTGACTTTATGTGAACATCAGCATTAATTGTTGTTGTAGATAAATTAACACCTATCTTTCCACCAACATTTAAAGCCACGGTACTCAGGCTCATAGCTGATGCAGTACCATCACCATCTTCCACAGTTGTTAAAGCACTAGTTAGTCCAACAGAGCTATCTGTTTTTAATAATGTTTTGTATGTTGATGATATTGTATTTCCTGCTAGTGTTGCCATATTGTTTATTTTTTCATTTATGCGTTAGTCATAGCAGTTGAATCTGTAGTAAATACTTCAGCCAACCAAATTTCATTAGCACCACCTGCTATACATGTTAAATTAATATAAGTACCCTTATTGGCATTTGTAATACTTAATGCATCACCAGCACCATCAAAAGTTGCTCCATCATCAGCGAGTGTTTGACATCTCATTAAGAAATTATCAGCACCATCTTGAGCGTTGGTAGCTATTTTAAATACTTTATTATGTTGTTCAACAACAACAAACTTGTATTCTAAACCTGGTTTAGCTGCGGGTAAGTTCACTTGAACATTATTAGTAGGAGTTACGGCTACAACACATCCTGAGTGACGTTCTGTTAAAGCAAGAGTGTTGTCATCGTTACCAGAACCCAGGTTAAGAACCATTCTTCTAAATCCAAATCCACCCGTACCTGTATTTGCACTAGCAATACTTGTTGATGTTCCTGATGCAGTTGGTAGATTAGTGCCATCCATTACCTCAGCTACTTGAGCTCCATCATATTGATTAAAAATTAATGGACGATTATCGGAAGAAACCTGAATAACAGGGTTGCCAGATGATAGCTTAGTATGCCACACTCCAGAACCGTTATCTGAGAAAGAGGTTGTTCCACCTATAGGGTCTAAGCTTATTTCTCCATCAGGTTTAAGAAATAAATGGCCAGTACCATCATCAGACTCTGTGCTTATAGTTAGTTCATTACCCATATGTATGTGTCCAAACTCAGTATTATTACCATTATTTTCCATAGTAATACTGTAATTATTATCCGCACCTCCAACACGTGTATATAAACCATAATTTGTAGTAGTACCACCAGCACTTGCGTTATCAACATAAATATGAAGACCAGTTTGACTAGAGGTTCCTTCATTGGCAGCATTGTCGTCCATTCTAATTCTTTGTCCAACCGTCTGTACCGTTTGGCCTGAAGCTACAGGGTGAGTATCAGGTCTGTCGTAATTTAAAACAAGTAAGCCAGCATTACCTCTGTTTATAGTACTTGTTTGATTATCTGTTACATCAACTTCAATATGAAGACCCCTTTCCCATGATAAATCTTGAACATAGAGAGCACTACCAGTTGTTAATCCATCACATTCTATATCTATAACATTACCTGAGGTTACAGAATCAGCATCTATTTCAATAGCATTTGTCGTTGTAGCAGTAGTATTAAAATCATGTTTTAGAGCAGTATATGCGGTTGTTCCAGTAGAAAGATAAATACTAGAACTAGCTTCAATACTAGCAACACCCGTTACGTCTACGTCTAAAACACCTGCATCAATGTCTACAATAGAGGCTGCATTTGCATTACCATCTATGTGAATAGCAGTATTGTCGCCTGCAACACCTGATATTAATGATATTCTTCCATCCGAACCAGTATCCGCTGTTGTTATTGTTATTGAGTCCGCTGCATCTAAAGTTATGTTATCACCAGCATCTATGTCTATACTACCAGCAGTTGCATTAATATCAATGGCATTAGAACTTGTTCCACTAACATTGGTTAGATTTATTGACTCAGCAGAAGCTGTGCTGCTAGGTCTAAATCTTAAAAACGTAGAGGCCGAAGGACCAAACTGTGCTGATGTACCATCTGCAAGGTTAGGAGCAAGAAGAAAGCCTCCCGATGTAGCGTCAATACTTATTGCGTCAGTTCCTGTTCCTGATGATGATATAAAAATAGAAGAATCAGTAGCTCCTGTAAGATTTATTAATAAGTTTTCATTATCACTGTCTGAAGCTACTGTTATATTTGCAGAGGTTCCCGCTGAGTCTAATGAGAAACCTGCACCATCCATGGTAAATGTTCCGTCAACGTCTACATCGGCATTAATTTCCATTGTAGGCTGAGAGGAAGACGTGGTTCCTTTTATGTTTAAAGCTTCAACCACACTTCCATTGTTGGTAGCAACATTAAAATTCATTCTACCAGCTTCTGCTCCTGCATCAGACTCATGTATTCTACAGTTTATAGTAGCATAAGTTGTGTCAGCAGTTCCACCGTCGTGACCTTGAAACGAAATAGTCCCCAAGTAATCGTTATCAGTCCCAGCAGTTCCTGCCTCGGTGTTGTTAAATAAAAGCTTTCCTGCTGTACCTCCATTATGTTCATTTCGTATTTCAACTACTGGCTCTTCGGTTGAGGAACTTGAAAATACGGTAGATGCACCAGATAAAGTTAAAGCTGGTGTTGTTATCGTTAGACTTGTTGTAGCATCTATTGTTGCTGTAGAATCTACATCAATGTCTAATATCCCAGCATCTATGTCTACGATTGAACCTGCGTTTGCATTTCCATCTATGTGTATAGCTTGACCAGCCGTATGAGCTGAAGATATAGTTAATAAACCATCGGCTGAACTTGTTGATAAGGTAAGGTCGTCTGCTGCCGTTATAGAAGCATTATCCGCAGCATCTATATTAATATCCTTTGAAGCATCAATGTCTAACATCCCAGCATCAATATCTACTATTGAAGCAGTGTCAGCGTCACCATCTAAATGAATAGCCACATTATCACTAGCTACTCCAGATATTAGTGATATTTTTCCATTAGCAGCAGTGTCTGCCGTTGTTAATGTTATTAGGTCTGCGGCATCTATAGTTACATTATCTAAAACATCAATATCTAAACTTCCAGCATCAATGTCTACAATATTTGATGTGTGAGCGTCTGCATCTATATGAACAACAGTTCCAGCAAAACTTCCTGGTGTTACTATTAACGCACCATCTGGGTCAAGAGTCATATCAGAATCTGTAGTACCATCACCAACTGTAGCTATTGTTAAATCACCAGTGTCTGCTACTGTAAATGTAGCATAATCGTTAGGGTTGTGAGAAAGCTTTAATTGAGTTGTCGTTGAGAATATCTCTAATTTAGCATCTGGGACTGCAACACCAATACCCACGTTACCAGTAGCAAGTATTCTCATATGCTCACTTTCGGAAGCGTTTCCGTCAGTTGTGTAGAACAATAAGTCCGCCCCATTTTCGGTAGCAGACCAAGTAGAATCACATAGAGCTTCTATTCTAGCTCCCACAGTTAATGTGTTAGAAGTGTCTTCAGCTCCTCTAAACTCTATTACTCCTAATCTATGACCAGATGCCATTACAGCACCATCATTTGCGGATAAAACTATTTTACCTCCTTCTGTTGCACTACTGGTTGTTGTGTTTGTAATAAATGCACCTCCCCATCCTTTGGGTAAGGTTCCAATACCTCCTTCGCCTGCGGCTCTAGGGACTACATTTGGTGTTGCCATATTTCTTTTTCTTTATATTATTCCTAATTAAGTATTATAAGGATTAGGGAAAACCTCAACCGCTATCGGTTGTACATCTCCTCCAGAATCTACATCCCAGAATCCTTCATCATATGTATATTCAAGTTCATCATCAGGGTTAACTGGCATGTAGTCATACATACCATTTACCAGTCCTGTTGCTGTATCTAAATCCCAAGTATCATTAAAATCATATGTTAGAGGTATAGGTGTTACCGCATCATATGTAGTTCCAGTTGTTAGAGAGGTAGCTGCTTCCCACATGTAGTCTTCTATGACTACCGCTGCGGAAGAGGTTCCTGCCCCTACCATATCACCACATACTAATGAAGCTCCTAACCCTAACGCCATATCTTAATGTTTTGGTGCCAGATAACATATTACCCCTCCATCAGCATCTCCTGCTGCCATCTGAAAAGTTGTCCATCTTCCGTAAATCGTAAGACCCTTAGGAAATATAGTTGTTCCAGAGCCAGCGTTAATTTCTTCTCCGCCCGTTCCTTCACTAAGAGTTCCAGATACGTGAGAGCCTGCTCCTGTTGTAGATATAAAAACCCTAGAGCCAGTAGCGGTATTCTCAGTTGTTAAAGCACTTATAGTTGTGTCCGCCATAAAAGTTATAGCACATATAATATGTGTTGATGGTGGAGTCACTAGGTCTGTGTCGTTAACAAATATTGAGCCGTACTGTCCTAAAGTAGCTTCTTGGGCCTTCGTTCCTGATAATGCCATTGTATATTATTTTTAATTTGTACTTTTTGGACAAATATAGTGATTTATTTCAAATATAAGAAATAATTAATTATATTTGCTTTATTATAATTAAATTTAATAGGTTTTGGATAAGCCTAACTACTTAAAGAACTACAGGCCTATATTATTTTACTTTAGGGACTCTTATAACCTTAAGGTTTCAGATATAGAGTTTTTGTTCTTTGTTTATGATTTAAAATACTTTACTTACTCTTACGTTGAAAAGAATTATAGGTCATCGAGAACATTTGTAGATAAGAATATTCCTGTTATATATTCTAAAGGTTATTTGTCTATATATCAGGAGAAAGCTAAATATAGGGCTAGAAAGTATACTATATCTCAAAAAGGTAAATTACTGGTTTCTAGATTTTATAGATTATTAGAAAATAAAGATTCATTATGAAAATATTAAAAAAGATTTCAAAATATTACATGGGTGGTAAAACACCATCTTACCAGAATGGAGGTCAAGCAGATTTACCTCCAGGTGTTTCAGGATACACTCCATCTGGAAACCCAATATACACAGATGATAAAGCTGGTCGAGATGCTCAATATAGAGACATGTTTGATTCTAATAGGGGGAGAAGAACGCCTTCTTCTCAAGTTGATAGAGGTGATGGTTTTTCTGACGAGTACAAAAAAACTATGGACTATAAAGATAAAAACAGAACTGTTGGTGAGAATATAACAATATCTCAACTTCCAGAATACACTAAGGGTCCTGGAAAAGGTATGGGTAGAATTGTTATAGGTCCAGATATGATACAAAGAATGAGAGCAGAAGTTATAAGAAATGAAAGGGGAGATAAAAATGCTATTAGTGATGAGGTTGCTGAAGAATACAGCAGGTATATTAAAGGTTTAGGAAGTCGAACTGGAATAATAGACTATAAAATGGATGTTCCAGAAAATTACGAGACCTATGAATATGAAGACCCTCAAACAGGTGAAGTAAAAGAAGGAAAGAGAATTTCAAATAAGATGGTAGGTTTTAGTTATAAAGGAATCCCAGGTGCTGGAAGCCCTGATACTACTTCAGAATATTTTAAACCAAATACGGTTCAATCTTTGCTTTCATTGTCTGAAAGTGTAAATAAACCTAAAAAATATAAGGATTTAGACGAGGATGCTATTGAAGCAGAAAACAAAAAAAGCTTTAATAGAATGATTAGTCAAGATGCAAGAGAAGCTGGAGATGAGTTTATAGGAGAAGATGATGGTAAGCTTAAGTATATACCAGAAGTCGAAGAGGAGGAGGAAGAGATAGAACCTATGTCTTTTAAGAAAAAAACAGACAAGAAGATTACTCTAGAACCTAAAGAAGTAACTTCAGTGTCTCCAAAACAGGATTTATCGATTAGTAAAAAAGAAAAAGAGGGAACCGTTACTGTGGACTTGGATGAGATGAAAAAATTAAATGAGCCAGAAGGAGTTGCTTTTGTAGACATGGATGAGATGAGTAGGTTAAATAAAATAACACCATCTAGTCAAAAAGAAGATAAGCCTGTAAGAATGAAAGATTTAAAATTATTCAGCCCAGAAAGAAAAGCTGAGTATGATAAACGTAATTGGGCTTATGATGATACTATTAAGGCTAAAGATGGAATGTTTGTTAAATACAAAATGGGAGGAGAGGTTGATGAGCCTAAGAAATCTTTTACTGGCCCTATATATGAAGATAGAGATGCTGCTAATGAAGCTCATAAAAATTTTAACTGGGGATTAAAAGATAAGCATCAGTTTAATTATTATACCACAGATTCTGATGGTAATAAGAAAATAGCATTTTTTATTGGTCATAAAGGTTCTCCAGACCTTAATAAGGTTACTCCATCTTCTCAAAAAAATTATTCAAAAGGTGGTGAGGTTGCGAACAAGGCAGAAGACGCTAAAGATAAAGTAAAAGACGTTTTTAGTTTAAGTGGACAAAACAAACCATTTATAGGGCCTTCTCTTGACCCCAACGCAAATAAGGGCATAACTGAAAATATGAATAATATTTTTAACCCACAACAAGCTATTGACCCCAAGTTTGCATCTATAGACATGGACCCTGATAAGGATGGAATACCTATAGGTATAGACGCTACCCCTTTTGGTGAAGAAGATAAGCCTGTTGTAGCTCCTAGACTAGAAGAAGAAACTACTCCTCAAACTCAAATGAGTGATGATGAATTAGATGAAACGGCCTATGGTCCAGAAAAAAAGCCTCAAACTCAAAAAGATAAAGAAGAGGACACAACAGCAGAGAAGGAGAAAAAACAAAAGAAGAAGAAAAAAGGAAGAAGACCTATGGTAGCTGGGAGTTCTAAAAAGGGCTCAGGAAAGAAAGAAGAATGGAAGAGTTCTGGAAGAATGGGTAATTTATCTGTAATAAAAGCTCCTAAAGGTAAAAACGGAATGTTCTTAAAAAAGAAAAGCGGTAAAAAAGCTCGAATGGGTATGTTCCTTAAGAAACGAGCTTAATTATGGCTAGCGATTTTAAATACTCATCTCAAAGATATAATAGAGATGGTTACAATAGAATTGTAGACCTTACAGGAACAGCTGTATTAAAATACAGAAAGTCTGGCACTTCTCAAATAACACTAAAGGTTGATGGAACTCTTGATGTTGAAAAAATAACAGTAAGAGAAATAACAAACAGAAATCATATTCATATAATAAGTGGAGGATATGACGGTGGTGCTTCTACTTCTTTAGTATACCTACCCCTTACAGGAAGCATTACTGAAAGCTCAGCACTTACAAATAATAATGAGCTAACAGGATTCTTAGCCCCATATGGCGGTAAGCTTAAAAAAGTTGTTCTTAGATTTTCTGATAGAGCTCCAGGTTCTACGGTAGTTGGTTTTCATAAAGCTTCTGACGCATCAGAAAACCCTAGTGCTACAGCTACTGAGTCTGTTACGGTTACACCAACAGGTTTAGATTACGATGCTACATTTACTTTTACTAATAATAACTCCTTTTCTAAAGGAGACCTTATTGCTATATCAGTAAATCCTACAAATGCAGCTGAAGATGTTAACTTTTCGGTTGTTTTGAGCTTAAACCTTTCAACCTAGCCTTTTTATTTTTTCTATATTCTGACATATGCTTTTTGCATCCATCACACCTACACCCTTTTCTGTAAGCGGTGCTTGAAGGACAAGGTATTCCTTTCTTAGCTCTTGCTGCACGATAATTACAAGAAGGGTGAGAGAAAGCTATATTATCTATATTAAAAAAATTATGTTTAGGGTTTTTAGAATCTAACCAAGGCTCTTTATGCTCTATTGTCATTTCATCAGCAGATTCTATAGAAGCACCGCATTGATAACACCAGTTTATGTCCAGTCTCTTAGACAGATTAAATAAAAGATGTTTTTTTAACCTGTTAGCAGCGGTGCCAGGATTCATTCCAAGTTGTTTAGTTTTTTTAGTTTTAATACACAAAGTTGTCTATTATTTTTTTCTTTTTGAAACTGAAATAATTGTTAATGAAGGCATATATCCTTTCATTTTCTTGCCTTTAACCATTCCTCCTTTTTTCATTTTCTTGTCACCTTTAAGCTTTTTGGCAATCGCTGCACCTCCGACCATTATACTTCCAACAGGATTTGCTCTAGCCATAGCTTGCATTTGTTTCTGGCTTCTAGGAACATCAATAGTTCCCTGCATTCTTTTTTGTTTTGCTAAATTAGCATCAAACTTTTCCTTCTTATGTATTTTGTGTTTTTTAGCTAAGCTTTTTCTACTTGGTAAGTTTGGACCTTTATTTGTGTCCACAGAAGCTGAAAGATTTATCTTAGGCTTTATGTTTAATATATCCTTATCCTTTAATTTACTAGCTACACCTCCTTTTTCCATTTTACCTAAAAAAGCACGACCCGATGATTTCCCTATATTTTTTACAGATTTTTGACCAACTTGTTTTTTGTCTAAAAACTTGTAAGCATCTTTAGCTAATAAAGCACCACCAACTCCAGGAACTGCTCTAGCTCCAAGTTTTGCAGCACCTTTACCTAATGCTCTTTTTCCAGCTGAACTTTTAAGAGCCTTTGTAATACCCTTGCCAGCTCCCTTTGATATAGCTTTACTTTTTAACTTATCTCCAATCCCAGAGCCTTTAAGCTTATCCTTAACACCTCCTAGTTTTTCTGCTACACCACCAGCCTCGTATTTTCTCTTCATCTTAGAACCAACACTTCCAGCTCTTGATTTCATAGTAGCTTTACGTGTTGCCATAGATTTCATTTTGCTCATCCCCGCTTGGTCAACAGCACCTCCTTTCTCAAATCTTTTTTTTTTGCTTGACATTTTGCCAACTCTCTTGATATTCTTTTTCATTCTTTCGTCAGACATAAACATAGAGCCTATACCTCCAAACAGTCCTCCTGGCATCCCTGGCCCTTTAGCCATTCCAGGTCCTCCAGATTCTAACTTAGCAAGTCTTGCTTCCATACTAGCTAACTGAGGCCCAACATCTCCCCCTGCTTCTGCTCCTACTCCAGGCCCAATAGCTTCTCCCTGTATGCCTTCAGCACCCGCTGCTGCTTCATTACCTTTAAATGCGTGTAAAGCACCTTTTCCTGTTGCAGCGTTAACAGCCATGCCTATAGGAGTCATTCCTGCAACCTTTTTAGCTGCTCCCCCTACCTTTTTTAATAAACCACCTAAAAAATATTTAGGAACATAGGTGCCTTCTTCAGCCATACCTGGCTTCTTCATAGCTCCCATTATTCCTCCGCCACCTCCAGGTCTCATCCCTGGACCACCAGGTCTTTTCATTCCACCCATCATTTTACCCATCATTCCGCCTCCAGGTCTTGCTCCAGGACGCATGCCACCAGGACGCATACCACCAGGTTTTCCACCGAACATTCCTCCAGGGCCTTTCATGCCTGGTCTTTGCATCATTCCTCCTTTACCGCCCATTGGCTTACCTTTTGACATCATTTTACCCATCATGCCTGGCTTACCCTTCATGCCTCTTGCAGCCATAGCTGCTTTTCCACCACCAGACTTGCCACCACCTTTTCTGCCTTTAATTGCCTTAGCAGCCATTCCTACTGGAGTAGCACCAGCTACTTTTTTCATACCTTTACCTAGCTTTTTTAAAGCTCCTCCTAAGAAATACTTTTTAGTTTTTCCACCATCTTTAAACTTTTTAGCTGGTTTTTTAATAACAATATCTCCTAAGGGTTTTGGTCTACCTTTTCCCGCTTTACCAACTTTACCAGTTAATGAAAATTTTTCTTGAATATCTTTTTTAGATGATGGTATATCTTTAGCGGGTCTTCTGCTTTTTGTTTGTGCAGGCTTAAGTTTACTCTTGTCAGTAACCTTACCTCCATTCTTAAACCCGAATCTTGATGAGGGTTTTTTTGCGGCTCCGCCGCCGCTTTTTCCTGCACCACCTTTCTTCTTGCCACCTAATACTGAGCCAGCAACTTTACCTAGGACACCGCCTATAATATATTTAGGTGTATAAGCTTTTCCGCCGCCTTTCATATATCCCATTTTATTTCTAACATCTGTAGGTAGCTTACCTAAACCTTTGTTTCCTGAAGGTACAGCTTTCAAAGCTCCGCCTTTATTGTATTTTTTAGCAGGTCTTCCAACCTTTGACCCGTATGTTCCTTTACCTTGTGGCATAATTATTTCTTTTTAGTGTTTTTACTCTTATTCCAAGATGCAAATGGCTTTCTTTTGCTACCCTTTTTTCTAGACTTCTCTATTCTACCTTTATTTTTAGATGATTTCTCGTTTTTTAATGAACCATCTTTCTGGTGGGACTTGTCTAAGCCGTCCCCGTTACCATATGTGCCGTCTTCTCTATTTTTTTTATTAAGCTTTGACCTATACGAGCTTTTATGCTTTTGATAGGTGTCGTATTCGTGACGGTAATCTCTTTTAGAAGCCATAATAATGCAAATATAACAATATTATATAAAACTGCAACAAAACAGATGGTATTTATTTGAGGGGTGTGAGATATAA